AAGATATTATCTGAAGAAAGTGGCATGGAATTTTATTTAATTATGGACACAGCGACCACAAGTGGAGATAGACCAAATGAAGGTGATTTAGTTTATCACCCAATATTATCAAAAATGTTTGAAATAAGTTTTGTAGACCATGATGAGCCTTTTCATCAATTAGATAATAACCCAGTATATAAATTAAGATGTAGACAATACGAATACAGTTCAGAAGCGATTGATACAGGTATTGATGTAGTAGATTCCATAGAGTCAGGTTTGGGATTAGACAGTTCAGATTTCCAATTTACATTAGAACAATCATCTGCTGTCAACGAAAATGTTGCACTAGAATCTTTCTTATTCTTTGAGGGTGGATTGTTATTAGAAGAAACAGATGGAGATAATATCTTACATGAAAATGATTCAACTTCAGTTGGTGAAAGAATAATACTAGAAACAAAAGATGGTACCTCATTCTTACTTCAAGAGGAATACAAAGTTGGAGATGGTACTACAGATACAACCGCACAGAATGAACAATTTGATGCAGCTGATGATTCTATTTTAGATTTTAGTGAAACAAATCCATTCGGTGATGTAGGGAGCACATAATGTTAGGACAACAATTCTATCACGAAACCATTAGAAAAATAATTGTAACCTTTGGTACAATATTTAATAACATAAATTTAGTCAGAAAAAATAATAGTGGAGCAGTGGTCCAAAAAATGAAAGTTCCACTTGCATATGGTCCAAAACAAAAATTTCTTGCAAGATTAGATCAAGATGCAAATTTAGATAGTAAAGTAGCAATTACTTTACCAAGACTTGCATTTGAAATACAAAACTTAACTTATGATTCCACAAGAAAATTAAACAGAGTTCAAAAATTTAAAAAGGTACAAGGAACAACAGGTGTCACATCAAAACTAGATAGTCAATTTATGCCAGTTCCATATAATTTAGATTTTGAGTTATATGCTATGGCAAAACAATCAGATGATGCATTACAAATGATAGAACAAATACTCCCATACTTTCAACCAGATTATACTGTTACAATAAATGATATACCTGAAATGGGAATTAAAAGAGATGTTCCTATTGTTTTAAATTCTATATCTTATGAGGATAGTTATCGTGGAGAATTCACAGAAAGAAGAGCAATAATCTATACTTTAGGATTTACTTCTAAATTTTATCTTTATGGACCAGTTACAGATTCAAAAATTATTAAACAAGTTCAAGTTGATCAATATAGTAATTTACCAGAGGTACAACCTACGAGAGAACAACGAATCACAGTAACACCAAACCCAACTACAGCTACTGCTGATGATGATTTTGGATTTAATGAAACAATAAGTTTCTTTGAGGATGCGAAGAATTTTGATGAAACAAGTGGAACAGATAAGTAGAGAAAAAGCAATAAATTTAGACATATCTTCTAAATGCACTTTAAGTTGTAGTGGTTGTGATCGCCAGTGGTATGTTAAACATAATCAAAAAATTCCAAAAAATGATTTATCATTTGAAGATTTTGTAAAAATCGCAGATTATTTTGAAAGAATTCTTTTTTGTGGAAATATATCTGACCCAGTTTTCAATCCTAACTTTATAAGAATGTTAGAGTTATGTGATCAAAGAAATATTCAAGTACAAATTCACACATCAGCATCACATCAACCAAAAGAATGGTATATAAAAGCATTTGAGGCAAACAAAAATGCAAAATGGATTTTTGGATTAGATGGTTTACCAAAAGATAGTCACAAATATCGTGTCAATCAAGATGGAAATAAGTTATATGAAATGATGAAACTTGGTGTTTCTATGGGAATTTTTGTTTCTTGGCAATATATAGTCTTTGATTACAATGAGGATGACAGTTTTGAGGCCTACGGAATGGCTGTTGACGAAAATATGGAATTTTTATTAATTGAATCGTCAAGGTTTGATGATGAGAATCCACTAAAGCCAGAAACGGGGTTTACATTAAAACAAAACTTAAACACATTTGATCCTGCCTGTTTAAAAAATAAAGAATATGGTTGGGATTTTCAAGGAAAACTGTTACCTTGTTGTTGGTATTGGCAACCAGGGCAACAACATTTAAGTTTTTTGCCAGAACTAACAGACGATAAATTTAATATAGGTAATGTGAAAAGTGTAAACGACATTATTAACTCAAAAGAATGGATTGATTTTCATAAAATGTTAAAAGATAATCCAGAAAATGCACCCGAGATATGTAAAACATATTGTGGTCGTAGAGGAGGCAAAACAAGCACCAGAACTTTTATGAAAGCAGGAAGAACTTGAAAAAAGATGATGATAATATTTTTCATGCTCTAAATATACATTTAGAATATCAAAAAGAATTTAAAAATTGTGTTGATATAGGATATTGTAATGGTAGTCACTCTAGAATTTATATAAAAGCCTTTGAAAAAGTTGTTGCATTTGATTGTCATCCATATGTAGAATTAATAGAGGATGAAAAATTTATATATTACAATCAAGCATTACATTCAACAGATTCATATAAAGAATTTTACATAGACACAATTCATAAAGGATTATCTACTTTTTATAAAGAAAATTTTAGTAGATGGAAAGAAAAAGGATATAAATCTAATATTATAAAAACTATTAGGTCAACAAAAAAATTAGATTCATATAAATTAGAACCCAATTTTATTAAAATAGATGCAGAGGGTAGTGAATATGATATCATACTTGGTGGGATAGAAACAATTAAAAAATATAAACCAACTTTACAAGTAGAGATAATAAAATTAGATAATGAAATAAAAAGAAAAAATTTAAAAGAATTATTATTTCCAATTGGATATGAGTTAATTGAAAAAGATAAAAAATTAGACCCTATTTTTATTTACAAGGAGTAAAATATGAAATTAAGTGATTTTTGTAGAATTTATAACAATGCAGCCTCAGATGAATTAGTTCAAGAGATGTTAGATTGGTTTGAGTCAGATAAAGATTCTAAAACTGTTTCAGCAAATAGAGATACAAGAAAAGATTTACAAAAGTGGGTGTCAATAGATTCTTCTCTTTATAATAAAATAGAAATTGTAAAAAGAAAAACTTTAGATTTATATCTAGAGGAGTTTCCTTATGTTTATAGGGGGAATCAAAAACTTATATCAAAAGAAACTAAAATACAAAAAACAGACCCCAAAGGTGGTGGATTTCATAATTTTCATTCAGAGATATCTCACTACAAAAATATTCGTAGAGTTTTAGTTTGGACATTATATCTAAACGATATAAAGAAAAATGAGGGAGAAACAGAATTTTTGTTAGAAAATATTAGAGTACAACCTAAAAAAGGTATGATGGCAATATTTCCAGCCGCATTTCCTTGGCAACATAGAGGAAACCCAGTTCATCATCAATCTAAATATATATCAACGGGTTGGTGGTTATACCCAGAGGAAGGTAAAATGGATTAATGAGTAACGGAACAGAAAAATTATATCAAACTAATCAAATAGATTCAACACCAGATGTTGATAGAGATTATGAGTATCAAAGACAGAACTTTTACAACTTAGTTGAGAGAGGTCAAGATGCGATACAAGGTATTTTAGATTTAGCCCAACAAAGTCAGCACCCTAGAGCATATGAGGTTGCTGGACAATTAATAAAACAAGTTGGAGATGTTACAGAAAAACTCGGCGATTTACAAACTAAAATGAAAAAACTAAAAGAAGTACCAAATGATGCACCAAAAAATGTTACTAATGCATTATTTGTAGGTTCAACTGCTGAATTACAAAGAATGTTAAAGGAGAAATAATGCAAGGAGATCATTTGCCAATGCAAGGTGATGATTTATTTAGACACCTTAGAATACATTGTAGGAAGCGTAAAAAAAGAAAGGATAAAAAGTAATGTTAGAGTGGATGATATATGCAGCCGTTTTAATAAATGGTGATAGTTTACAATATAAAGCAACAAATCATATTGCATTTCCAAAAGCAACTCAATGTGTAAGATATTTGGGAAACAATGCAATAAATATGACTTATGCGTTAGAAAACTATTTGGAAGAAACATATGGAAAAGATAATTATGTAACTTTAGAAATAGGTTGTATGGAAAACAAAGACCCAGATGTAGCAGAAAACAATAGAAAAGTAATTTTTGCGAGAAGAGGTATGGAAGGTGTTTGATATTTATACTAGACCAGATTGTGTTTGGTGCAATAAAGCAAAAGAATTGTTATTTAAAGAAGGCATAGAATATAATGACTATGATATAAACCAAAAACTTTTGCGAGAAGAATTAAAATCTAAAGCTCCTGGCATAAAAACTATTCCACAAATTTTTAAAAGTGGAGTTAGAATTGGTGGTTATCAAGATTTAGTAACTTATTTAGAGGAGAAAACAAATGTACGAATATCAATGTAAAGTAGTAAAAGTTGTTGATGGTGATACTGTAGATGTAGATATAGATTTAGGATTTGGTGTATGGTTGCGTGATGAGAGAGTTAGACTTTATGGGATTGACACACCAGAATCTAGAACTTCAGATGACATAGAGAAGATATATGGATTTGCAGCTAAAGAATATTTGGAAAGATATTTATCAGCAGGTAATATTGTTTTAAAAACAAAAACATATGATGCTAAAGGAAAGTTTGGAAGAATATTAGGTGAGTTGTGGGCATTTGACACAAATATTAATGAGAGAATGGTAGAGGAAAATCATGCAGTTAGATATGAAGGTCAATCTAAAAAAGATATAAAAGAAGCACATTTAAAAAATAGAGCAAAATTAGGATTGCATACAATTCAATCTTTTGAGGAATAAAATGGCAAACGCACAATATCTAGGAAATCCAAATCTTAAAAAAGCAAACACAGCTGTAGAGTTTACAAAACAAAACATTACAGAGTATAAAAAGTGTATGGATAATCCTTTATATTTTGTAGAAAATTATATGAAAATTGTTTCATTAGATGAGGGTCTTGTTCCTTTTAGAATGTATAATTTTCAAAAAGATATGATTGGTACATTTCATAAGAATCGTTTTACTATTTGCAAATTACCTAGACAATCTGGTAAATCAACAATAATGATAGCGTACTTACTTCATTATGCATTATTTAATCCAAATGTAAATATAGCCATACTAGCAAACAAAGCTGCAACTGCAAGAGATATATTAGGTAGATTGCAACTTGCATATGAAAATCTTCCAACTTGGTTACAACAAGGAATCTTGTCTTGGAATAAAGGATCATTAGAGATAGAAAATGGTTCTAAAATACTTGCGGCCTCAACTTCTGCTTCTGCTATTCGTGGTGGTTCTTTTAATGTTATATTTTTAGATGAGTTTGCTTTCGTTCCACCTACTATTGCTGAACAATTTTTTAGTTCAGTTTATCCTACAATAACTTCTGGTAAATCTACAAAAGTTATTATTGTATCTACACCTCATGGTATGAATATGTTTTACAAAATATGGACAGATGCAGAACATAAAAGAAATAGTTATGTTCCTATTGAGGTTCATTGGACAGAAGTGCCAGGTCGTGATGAGAAATGGAAAGAAGAAACGATAAGAAATACAAGTCAACAACAATTTAATTCAGAATTTGAGTGTGAATTTTTAGGTTCTACAAACACACTTATCAATGCGAGTAAATTGAGAAGTATGGCATATAAAACTCCAATAGAACAATATGCTGGATTATCGGTTTATGAAAAACCACAAAAAGATAAAACATATATGTTAACGGCAGATGTTGCCAGAGGAACTAAAAATGATAACTCTGCATACATTGTTTTTGATGTTACAGAAATACCATATAAAATAGTAGCAACATTTAAAGATAATGAATTAAAACCTTTGATGTTCCCTCATAAAATTCATGATGTAGCAAAGGCTTATAATAATGCATATGTTTTAATAGAGGTTAATGACATAGGTGAACAAGTTGCAAATAACTTGCATTTTGATTTAGAATATGATAATATAGTAATGTGTTATATGCGTGGTCGTGCAGGTCAGATTATGGGTGGAGGTTACTCTGGTGGAAAAGCACAATTAGGTGTGAGGACAACAAAAACTGTTAAATCTGTTGGGTGTTCTAATTTAAAACAGATATTAGAAACAGATAAATTATTAGTACAAGATTTTGATTTAATAAATGAGTTTTCTACATTTGTTTCATTTGGAAATCAATGGAGAGCAGAGGAAGGTGCAAATGATGATTTAGTTATGTGTTGTGTTATTTTTGCTTGGGCGACAGATCAAACTTATTTTAAAGAATTAACTGATTTAAATATTAGACAGAAAATGTATAGTGAACAACAAAATCAATTAGAACAAGACATGGCTCCTTTTGGATTTGTTGTTAATGGTTTAGAAGAAGAAAATATTGGGGAGATGGTTGATGAATACGGCACAAAATGGAACCCAGTTGTCAGAACTTACGAAACTGATTGGTAATGTTGTAGGTGTGCATTTTTCTAATGGTGCAGGTGGAAACTTTTTAATACAATGTTTATCAATGTCAAAAGATTTTCATCTGAACGAACATTATGACGGAGATGTTTACGAATACATAATTAAATCTCACTCAAAAAAAGAACATTGGGAAGGTGGGAATAAAAACTTTTTATGTAATAAAAATACAGATACATTTTTTACAGAAGAATATTTTGATATACTTCACAGTATTAAACATAACAATGTAGAACTTTTAGATGTAGAAAAATATAATCCTAAACTTTTACAAATAAAAAAAAGATGGCCTCTAATTCTCCACTTTGTAGATAATTATGTTAAACCTAGTTTGTATTTAATAAATGGAGAGTCGATAAGAGAGGATTGTTTAAAACAAGTACCTTTACCTAAACATGATGATTATTTTACTGTGGATATGAGTTTAGTTTATTATTCTAAAAAATGGTTGACACAACTAGATAAAATTTGTGAATATTTAAATATAGAAGATACCAACCATGATAAAGTTAAAGATATTAGAGAGATTTGGCTAGACAAATTATGGTTAACGAAATCTCTCTAATTATTTTATTTAAAATGTAGATTTAGGTTCTGTGTCATCTATAATCACAACAAACTTACCAGATTTAATATCTTCTGCTAAAGCTGCAATTTTAGATTTAACCGTGGCAACTACACCTCTATTTGCAAATTCATAATAAGGTGCAAGTGATGCTCCACCTTTTGCCATCATTGTCCAATCGTGATATTCTTCAGAGGAGAATGTGCCAGACTTAACTCTGTCTATTGCGTGATTAATCGCATCTTCCATATGCCATAATGCTGATGTAACAACAACATCTGTTCCATTTTCTTCTTTATTCATATCGTTAACATTTCCAAATGCGAGAATACCTTTTTCTCTACAAGCGTCAACAACTCCAGCTCTTTCTGCATACATTATATCACAACCTGATTCTATTTGTGCAAATGTTGCTTCTTTTGCTTTCGGTGGGTCATACCAAGAACCAATAAATGTTACTTTAAATTGAACATCTGAATTTACAGACCTAGAGCCATCCATAAACGCATGGAACAATCTGTTAACTTCACCGATAGCATAACCACCGACCATTCCAATTTTATTTGTTTTAGTCATATGACCTGCAAGAATACCCATTAGATAACAAGGTTCATGTATGTAGTTATCAAATACTGAGAAATTAGTTCCGTGAGGTTTAAATGGGTCACCCATTAGAAATGCTATTTGTGGATAATCGTCAGCAACTTTTCTGGCTTCTTTACTAATACCAAATGCTTCTCCAACTATTAACTGAACCCCTTGAGAACAATATTCTCTCATGACTCTTACATAGTCAGTATTTGCTGTGCTTTCTGAATACACATATTCTATCTCACCTCTTTTTGCAGCTGCATCTAAAGCGAGATGTAATCTTGCTACCCATTTTTGTTGAGTTGGAACTGTATAAATTCCAGCAACTTTTATTTTTGTACCAGCAAATGTAGGTAATGATGTTAATGCAGCTATTGCGGCCGCACTACCCACGCTGAACTCTCTTCTGTTTATAAATAATGATTTCATAAGTTTGCTCCTTTATGTAAATAAGTTTGAATTGATAAATCTTCTTATTTATACTAGGAGTAAACTTATGTTTTTAAATAATTTCAATAAGATCATTATCTAACTTTATCCAACAGTTTGAACACACAACTTTACAATTATTAATAAGTTCATTTATCTCTTTTCTGCTTTCTTCATTAATTCCAACTCTCTTTGATTGTTTACGAATATCAGAATCATGAGGATGGAATTTTAAACACACAGTTTCGCTTTCACCACAATAACTACAAGATTTATTTGCCAAGGTTTTGTTTAACCAAGACCCCCTTTTATTGTAATGTCTACGAGCTACTTTTTTAATAGTTTCTTTATATTTTTGGTAATGTGTTTCCATACGATTATTTATATGACTAATGGTATATAAAACCATTGATTTCAAATATTAAAATTTATAAATAATATAAAAACATACATTCTTGAGGAGAAAACAATGGCATTTTTGGTCTCACCTGGTGTTCAGGTAAAAGAAATAGATTTAACTAATGTAGTTCCAGCTGTTGCAACATCAATTGGTGCCATTGCAGCTGCCTTTGAAAAAGGACCTGTGGGTACAGTAGTTAACATCACTTCTGAAGAGGACTTAGTAAAAACATTTGGTAAACCCCAATCTACAAATAACGCATACGAAAATTGGTTTTCTGCAGCTAACTTTTTACAATACTCTAATGCATTAAGAGTTGTTCGTATAGAGTCTGGTGTGACTAATGCAGTTGCATCTGGTAGTACAGGTTTATTAATTAGAGATACAGATCATTATCTAGAAAGTTTTTCAGAGGGTCAAGGTTCAGTTGGTGAGTGGGCAGCAAGAAGTGCTGGAACACACGGAAATGGATTAGGAGTTTCAATTTGTGCAAGTTCAACTGCATATGAGGAAACTGCAAAGACAACAACCTCTGCTGAAGAAGCAGTAGGACAAACAGTAATTTCAATTACATCTGCAACAGGTTTCAATGTTGGAGATATAGTAAATTTTGGTGAAACAGATGGTAGTGAATACGAAGTAACCGCCGTTTCAACAGGTACACCAACACTAACAATAAAATTAAAAGATGACCCTAACGGCGGTGGATTGCAATCAACAGTTGCTTCAGGCACTAATGTCAGAAGAAGATGGAGATTCTATGATTTATTTGATGCAGCTCCAGGCACATCATCTTTTGCAACACAAAATAACAGAGGAACATTAGACGAAATTCATATCGTAGTTTATGATAGACTCGGAAAAATAAATGGATTTTCAGTAGATGCTAATGGTCAAAGAACAAATGCTATATTAGAAATTTTTGCTTCTCTTTCAGTTAATCCAAATGCAAAGTCGCCACAAGGTGACTCAATATATTACCCAGATGTAATTTATAGACAATCTGAATTTGTTTTTTGGATGGATCATAATACAGGTGGAACTAATTTTGGAACAGATATTGATGGAGGTTCAGGTTCTATCATCATAGATGGAACAGATGGTGCTGGAACAGACAATGGAGATAATATCGTTATGGATTCATCGGCCGCAGGTAGTGTCGATCAAAATGATAATATCACATTAGAAACAGGCACAGCCGCATATTCTGATTTAACTTCACCTACAGCAACTAATCTTCAAAGTGGTGCTGATGATTACGCAGTAACAGCTGGAGAAATTGAAACTGCATATGATAAATTTGATGACCAAGAGTCAATTGACATTAACTTAGTTATAGGTGGTTCATCAAGTGCAGTTACAGACTCATCTAGTGGACAAGACACTCATGTAACAATGATAACAAAATTAGTAGAGAAACGTAGAGATTGTGTTGCTTTTGTATCACCATATCGTTCTGCCGTTGTTGGAGTTGCAAGTAATATAACACAAAGCTCAAATGTTAAAACAGCATTTGATTTATGTCCATCATCTTCATATGTTGTATTTGATAGTGGTTACAAATATATGTACGACAAATACAATGATGTATTTAGATTTGTACCATTAAATGCTGATGTCGCTGGACTTTGTGCATTTACAGATCAAATTGCTGATGCATTTTTCTCACCTGCAGGTTTCAATAGAGGAAACATAAGAGGTGCGATTAAGTTAGCATTTAATCCAAATCAATCTCAAAGAGATGATTTATATAGAGCAAGAATTAACCCAGTTGTAAACTTTCCAGGTCAAGGTGTTGTTCTATTCGGAGATAAAACTGCATTATCAACACCAAGCGCATTTGATAGAATAAACGTAAGAAGATTATTCTTATTATTAGAAAAATCTATCGCAACTGCAGCTAAGTTTCAACTCTTTGAATTCAATGATGAATTTACAAGAGCACAATTTAGAAATCTTGTAGAACCTTTCTTGAGAGATATTCAAGGTAGAAGAGGAATATCAGCATTTAATGTTATTGCAGATTCTACAAATAACACAGCTTCAGTAATAGATAGAAATGAGTTTGTTGCTGATATCTTTGTCAGACCTGCTCGTTCAATTAACTTTGTAACTCTTAACTTTATTGCCACAAGAAGTGGGGTTGCATTTACAGAGATAGGAGGTTAAGATGGCAACGATAGATGAATTTAAAGCTAAACTTAGTGGAGGTGGTGCTCGTGCCAACCAATATAGAGTTACTCTTGCATCTCCACCTGATTTAAACTTAGGATTGAATGTCACAACAGCATCATTCTTAGCAACTGCAACTAATTTGCCTGGTCAGACTCTTGGAGAAATAGCAGTACCATTTAGAGGAAGAAATATATATGTTGCAGGTGACAGAGAATTTGAACCTTGGACAGTTACTTTTATGAATGATACAGATTTCATGATTAGAAATGCCATGGAAAGATGGATGAATGGAATCAACAATTTAGTAACAAATACTGGTCCAGCTGCATTAACAGGTTATCAAGCAGATTTAAGTGTTGAACAATTAGATAGAGATGATAATGTATTAAAAAGTTACATATTCAGAAGTGCATATCCTCAAACTATGGGGGAAATTGCTTTATCATATGATACAAATAATGAAATA